TTTAACAGCGTAGATGAGGATGGAGAAAGAAAAGGGCTTCCGATTAACGAATTACCAAATATTGGTAATATTAATCAGATAAATGCTGCTATACAAGTATATAACTTTTACGTTAATAAGATTAGAGATGAGGTAGGTATTAATGAATACAGAGAGGGTTCAAGCGTTAATCCTAAAATGGGATTAGGCGTTTTACAATCTCAAATCCGTGAATCTAATAATGCTACTGATTTTATCTATGACTCTTATTTGGAGATTGCTGAACAGACGCTTACGAAAATAGGTATCTTGCTTCACGATTCTGTTGTGTATGGTGGTAAGGCGTACAGAGAGTATTTTAGCAATGCAGAACTTGCAGGTATGTACTTTGACTTTAAGTTAGAGATGCTTGCTGATGATTTAGAAAAAGCTTATGTAGAGTCTATGCTTAATGTGGCTATGCAGGGCAATATGATAGACTTTGATGATGCCTTTAAGATTAGAAGAATAGATAATGTGAAGCTTCAAGAGATGTTCCTTACAAGAGCCAAGAAGAAGAAGATGGAAGCTGATATGCAGAAGGCTCAACAGAACTCTGAAATGAACGCTCAGGTGCAGGAAAGGTCAATGATGGCTAAGGCGCAATCAGATGCCCAGATACAGCAATTAAAGGCTCAGTCGCAGATTGCTATTGATAAGGAGTTGGCTAAAACAAAAGAAGAACAGTCTACTCAGGAATTTGTTTTTGAGATTCTTAAAATATCTTACCAGTCAGGTAAGCCATTAGAAGGTTATGCTAAGGAGGTGGTAGATAGTTACTTTGCTCAAAAAGCACAGCAGGCTCAAATGGAAGCTGAAATGGCTGCACAACAGCAGCAACAGGCTATGATGGAGCAGTTAGCTGCACAAGGGATTGACCCTAATCAGGTAATGGAAGAAGGCAGAAATCAGCAAGAAATGATGGATAGAATTATTGGAGAACAAAATCAAATGTAATATGCCAGAAGATAAAATTTATTTTGATAAGGATAATAAAAAGATTCCTAAAGGATGGATTCCATTAACTAAAGACCTTGCAAAAGGTAGATATTCTGGAGACATAAAAGGAATGTATTATAATCCAAAAGGTAGTTCGACTGGAGAATCTGCTATAACTTATTTTGGAGAACCTATTGTTGAAAAGAAACCTGAAGTAAAAATAACTCCAGTAAAACAAGAGATTGTTAAGCAAGATTTAAAACCTACTGGTACTGTAAAATTACCTACTGATTCTGATATTTCAATTAAAGTAGAAAAAAGAGGAGGTAAGTTTGCTGTTGATTTTTTTGATGTAGATGAGAAAAATAATTTAATATCAAAGACAGAACTATTTGATACATCTGACGAGGCAGACAATTTTATAAAAGTAAGAAAAGATGAAGGAATGTTTTACGGGCCTAGTATGACAAGAAGAGGAGTTGATTCAGATGTAGCAAAAAAGGTAGCCAGTAAGTCAAGTTATAGTCAGTATAGAAAATTAGGAACAGGTAAAGAAAAATAATAATATATGCCATTCATAAAAAAAGATTCACGATTAGCAAGAGCAGGAGTTAGTGGTTATAATAAACCAAAGCGTACTCCTGGGCATCCAAAGAAATCTCATATTGTAGTGGCTAAGGTTGGTGATAACGTAAAGACTATCCGTTTTGGTGAGCAGGGTGCTGAAACCGCTGGAAAACCTAAAGCAGGAGAGTCTGAAAGAATGAAAAACAAGAGAGCTTCATTTAAAGCAAGACACGCACGTAATATTAATAAAGGAAAGATGAGTGCCGCATATTGGAGTTCGAAGGTCAAGTGGTGATAAAAGATAAGTGGTAAATAATATTTTATCTTTATATTTGCAATATGATAGCAATTAAAGAAGATAGAATAAAAAAATTGGATGGTAAATTTATAGCATCTTGTGTTTGTGGTAAAATATTAAATTATGCAACAAAAAACGTTGCATTAAAAATGCTTGAAAGAGGAAGTTGCAGAGGATGCAAGAAGGATTATAGGAACTTAAATGATGGAGAGGTTAATATTTATAAGGTTGCAGATAAGTGGGGTAAAAAATGTAGTGGATGTGGAAAAGACCAGCTTTATACAAGAAAAGACCACGCTAAACAAAGTTCTGTAAATGATTGGCAGTGTAAAAAATGCGTATCATCTGCAAAAAAGTTTAGCGAAAATAGACCAGTAGGAGATAAGCAGAGGATGTATAACAAATTTTTAAACTCTGCAAAATCAAGAGCGATAGAATGGAATTTGTCTATTGATGAAATGTATGAAGTGTATAATGGATATTGCAATATGACTGGATGGGAAATATCAATAAACTATTCAAAACAAACAGCTAGTTTGGATAGAATTGATAATGATAAAGGTTATATAGTTGGGAATATACAATGGGTTCATACTATGGTAAATATGTGTAAGAATAAATACAAGAATGTTGATTTTATAGAAATGTGTAAAGCGATTTCAAATAGAGTAAAATGGTAATATGAGTACAGCTACAAAGACTAACCCTGGATTATGGAAGAGGGTAGTATCAAGTGTTAAGGCAGGAAGTAAGGGAGGTGATGCAGGAGAATGGTCTGCAAGAAAGGCTCAGTTAGCTGTCAAGAAATACAAGGATGCAGGTGGTGGTTACAAAGGTGCTAAGTCATCTTCTAACAGCTTATCTAAATGGAGTAAGCAGGAATGGACTACATCATCAGGAAAGCCATCTGAAGGTAAGCGTAGGTATTTGCCGAAAGCTGCGTGGAAGGCATTGTCATCATCAGAAAAAGCATCTACCAATAAAGCAAAAGCTGAAGGTGCTAAAAAAGGAAAGCAGTTTGTGAAACAGCCCAAAAAGGTTGCAGCAAAAGTGAAGAAGTATAGAAACGATTAATACATTATCTTTACACTTAAATTATACACAATGCCATTTATTGAAAAAATAAAAAGTAAAACTGGTAAGTCTTTATTAAAAACAAGAAAGAATTTACTTACAGGCAAAGAAATGCTTATTTCAAAAGATGTAGAATATAAGACAAGCGAAAGTCCAAGAACTGTTTATAAGAATGTAGAGGTTATTGACAAAGAAGGTACTACTAGTTATATGAAGCTAAAGAAAGGTGGTAAGGTGGTAAGAAGAGAAAAGGTTTTTACTCCAAAAGCTAAAATCAATATAGGACCTTCTAATAATACGTAAACAATTAAAATCAAATAAAATGAAAAAGAATCCAGGATTCAAAGCAGTCCAAAAGAAGATTGCACAAAAACAAGGTATTCCAATGGAAAGAGCAGGGGCCATCTTAGCGACATCTACTCGTAAGGCATCTCCAGCAGCCAAAAAAGCAAACCCAGCACTTAAAAAAGTGAAAGGGAAAGCCAAGAATTAATAACAATTAAATAGAAAACTTATGCCAGCAAATCCACAATCCTCAATGTTTGAGGACTTAGTAGAATCAGGTGAACTTAATGGTAGTACAGAAAGTTTACCAACAGAAAACCAAGAACAATCACAAGCAGTTTCTACAGCAGAAAATGCTATTTCAGGGAATAACAATGTTCCACAAGAAACAAATTCTTCAACACAATTCGACTTTGATACCGTTTTAGCAGAAAAGACAGGTGGTAAGTTCAAAAGTGTTGATGAAATATTAAAGCTGACAGAACAAAAAGTTGCACCTGAAATTAACTTTGCTAATGATACCGCAAAGAAAGTATTCGAGTATTTAAAGGAAGGGAAGATTGATGAGGTTGTAAGTGTGTATCAAAAGCAACAGCAGTTGGCTTCAATTGACAAGTTAGATGCTGACAGTATTCTTAAGCTAAAGATGAAGCAAGAGAATCCTGAACTTACAGAAGAAGAAGTAGAAGAGGAGTTTAACTTTAAATACGGTGTTCAAGAGCCTGATATTGATGAGGATTTAGACACTCCGGAAGAAATAGCTAAAGAGAAAAAGCGTTTTGAGAGAGAGAAGCTAAACATGGAGAGACTAAAAAAGAAAGATGTAAAAGAGGCAAAAGACTTTTTGAACAGCAAGAAAGAGGAGATAGTTTTACCAGATATTCAAACTAGCAAAACTCAGCAACAAGAAGCACAAGGCTCCGAAGTTGATGAGGTGGCAATTAAAGAGTACCGAGACAAGTACTTAAACTCAATCCCGAAAACCATTGATGAGATTATAGGGTTTGAAAGTAAGTATAAGGACAGCGAGTTAGAGTTCAACACTACGTATCTTATTGACGCTAATGAAAAGCAAGCGTTAAAGGACAAGATGGAGAACTTCACATTGCAGGACTACTTTGTGCCACGCTATATTAATGAAAGTGGTGACTTTGATACAGAATCAATAGCTCACGACTTGTATGTGCTTGAAAACTTCGATAAAATCGTAGAAGCACACGTAAGTCAGGCTGTTAATCAAGCAAAGTCAATGTTCGTTAAGGGTCTGAAAAATGCTAACTACCAGGAATCGGTTAGTAGAGCTTTACCAGACGAGCAACAAGCGAAGCAAGATGAAATGGTAAATTATTTCTTTGGTAACACTTAATATTAACAATTAAATTTTAAAACTATGGCGTTTAATTCAGCCGCAGAGAAGCCATCAGGTTTTGTAAATCCTGGTGCAGGCCTAACGAGAGGCATCGTTAGTGACCTTAGTATCTTAAAGCCTCAGTACTACCCTAAATTCATCAGCAAGTATGGTGCTCAAAACTAC